CCTATATCAAGTCTATCTTATTTTGCGTATAAATAGGTCCAAGTAGCGTTCTCTCCTGCAATAGAACTAACTCGGAATGTTTCTCTATAAGTTACTATAGTACATCCGTGGTAAGCTCTAACTACTTTACCTGTATATTTATCTACTACTTCGATAGTAAGGATGTCCTTTTTAAGAACGTCTTCACCTACAGAAGCATATCCAGCCTTAGCAAGGTCTTTAGTACGGACAAAGAATCGTTCCATATTAATAGAGCCTTCATAACGGTTGTTAACGTGCTCTTGTGGCATGATTGAACCAATTTCGTATACGCCCTCTGTACCAAAAGAGCGGTCACCGTCTAGACCTTGTACCCTACCAACTACGGTAGCACCTATACGGATGTTAATAGTATGTCCTGAGTGTACGGACTGTTTAACTGCTGTAGTCATCTAAGTCACCTCCTATTATAGTTGTTCTTCAGTTACATTACCAATAGCAGCATCTGGTACGAAGTGGGAAGTGATTAGTACGAAGTTAATAGGTTCTACTGGAGCAACCTCATAGTCAACGTATACCAATGACCCAACGAAGCGAACCACTATGTTTCTGTAAGCTGTAATGTCCTCATCTTTGATAGACTGTTCTAGGACATCAATGGCTTTAGTGTTAACTGCTGAAGCAGTAGCACGTAGACCTTTTTTACCAACGAACGTGTCTTCCATAGTTTTGCGAACCTTACCAGAAACCTTATCTGCTCCACGTCTTACGGAAATCTCACGGAAGATAGGGTTATTTGGACCCATATATGTTGTGATACCTTGAACCAATCGTATAGCTCCGTTTTGTACTTTTTCTAATGTACATACACCAGAAGATAACAATTCGTCAATCTCGGGGCTACCTGCCAGTAATTCTCTCTCCAAGCCTACAAGGTTGAAGTAATCGAATGTGATAGGTTCAGAAGCATCTACTCCACAGACTCTACCTGCAATCATAGCAGAAGTCATATATGAAGCTAACACTTTCTTACCTGATTCGACACTCTTATGGAAAATACCTGGGTATGCTAGAACAGCCCTAGAGCTATTAAGAGTAGCGGCACGTTGCTTAGCTTGAGCTACTGTATCTCCTACAGCACCACCAGTGAACAACATTTGCTTTTGTTGTCTAGTTTCCATTTGCTGGATATGCACTAGTGCCTCTGCTTGAATAGCTTCAGAAGAGCTTAGTACAACTAGTAAGTCTGAGAAATGTCCTTTTATGATATCAAAGCTAGTAGACCAAGAAGCAGGAGTGACACCTTTAGACCCACCTACTAAGTAGTTAAAGTCAAAGTTTGAGATAGCTCCCGTAACAAGCACAGAAACCATTTTAGAGTATTTAGATGATTGTATCTCAATATCTCCCTTAACTGCTAGTAAAGTCTTAGATGTCTTGATGTCTATTGCTGCTATAGCATCCAACTTAGAAGAAGGTAAATCAAAGTTACGAGAGTAGTCTACAAATGTTACAATATATCCAGACAAGCTGTTAAGATGTTTAACGATGTCCTCTACAGTAGCAAATCTCTCAGTAGTCAAGTCTAAAGAAACATCTACTACAGAGGTAGCTAAGTCAGCACCCACTTTAATCTCCAACTTAGTAGCGTTTCCAGTAGTAACCGTTACAGCCGCACTAGCGTATGCAGAAGCACCTACGTATTGGATATTGATTATAGCTCCTAAGTTGTCTAGGACTTCCAATTCCTCAGTATCCCAGCGATAGTTTGTAAGCTTTTTAGTGCCTACCATAGTACCGTTCTCCAGCTTAGACTGAATGCGGTTACCACCCTCACCATATTCTAGTGAAGTCATAGTAAGACCACCTGCAACTTTTGTAGCACGAACAGTAGGGTTTACTACCAAGACACCAATTACACTAGCACCGCCACCGCCCTCAGGAGTAGGAGAGAACATAAGCTCAGCACCTGTTACTAAATCCCCACCCTTGAGGTCAGAACGAACCTGTGTAGCGTTGTTGTACCATAGTACTTTACCAGACTCACCTGAATCTGAGGTACCCACTACTATAGGAATATTAGAACTTCCTGTGCTTACTACTGTAGTACCACGTGCATCTGTAGCATCGTATGCCCCAGGATGAACTACTCTACGACCATTAAATAATACTCCATAGTCATTAGCCATTAGAATTACACCTCTTTGTCATTTTATTTTGAGTACTCAGTGAGGAAATATTGCCACTCTTCCTTACGCATCCATTCTTTCTTACAGTGAGCTTTAAATCCAGCCTTCTGCATTTCGTCTAGAGTGGTGTATAGATTGACGAACTCACTAATATGGATACGTGGTGGCAATTCCTCCACTTTTTGCACTTCTTCATCTCTCTTAGCCATTATCATCACCTCCAAAGTTAGCTGAATACTCTGACTGATTAGACTCTATTGCCTCTATATAAGTGTATGTTTCCTCAGGGCTAGATGCAGTAAACTGGCACCAGAAAGTAAGTGCACGTCTATATACAAACTCTGGGAAATAGCTAGTAGCAGGTTCAAAGTCTGCACCTCCTAATCTCTGATTAAACAGGTCTTTATCCTTACCTAGATGGTCTCTACCAGTTAGTAGTGCCCATTTAAGTAGATGATAAAGTTCTACTGTGAAATCTCCATTAAGTGCCCAACATTCTAACCTGTAGTTAGATTCATACAACACTTGAGTCAGTTCAAGACTAGATGCTCGATAAGTATAGGTAACGGTTAGAGAATCTCCATCCTCTATATCTCCATCGAACTCTACTAGTCCTAAGTCAGGATTAAGTATAGAGTATTCATTGTCTTCAAGAGTTACAGCATAATTGTTATGAATAATCTGAGTCATAGCTACTAGGGGCTTATTTAGTGTTTTCACATAAGGAAGTACTATTTTTCCTTCTCTGCGTGACGAAACTACCAATTCCTCAGTATACTCTCTCATGTCAGAATCTTCATCTTCACCATAGTTACCTAATCCCTCTTGTGCTTCTTCCTCCCCAGATAGCATAATACATATACAAGGTAGTTGAGCAGGAGTTCTAGGGTAGCCTTTGATTACATTAATGGGAGTAACTTCCAAGTACTTTACAAGTCTATTTATTCGTTCCTGACTCGTTCCTAGTACTTTAGGTAGTATGGAAGGATTGCTCTTTAGATAACTGAATTTGCTTTGTATCAAATCACTTAAATAATCCTCAACTATTGGTATCATATATTATAGCCTCCTATTATGTCCTAGTGTGTGCTGAGAA